ATTAAAGTATTAGCATATCGTGATAAAGGTGACTGGATCCTAGAAACCAAGTATAATATAGGTAGTAAGAAAAGAAAAGTTGAAGAAACTGACTAATTTTTACTAAATATAAGTGTAGAAAGGGACACCCGACCCATGAACGGTCAATTACGCAAACCAGATATGCAAGCAAGAGCAAATAAGCTCAAGAATGAATTGTATGGACGATGTGAAAGGCATGAATTAACAGAACAAGAATGTCGTGGTGCGGAGGAATATCTTAATAAAGTGCTTGATGTTGTAGACGAATTTGGGTTTTAAGGAGAATTGAACTTTTCTTAAAGGGAAGTAAAGTATTATAATATGGAGTTTTGAATTATTAGAAATTGATGAGTTTCCGAAAGGGGTGGGTTAACTCTACTGCTTTTCTTTAAGTGTTGTGCTATAAATATAGGTGAATGCCTTCGGGGTTCACAAAACACAAACTCGCTTAATAAGGAGCTAACAATGACTAATTTAGCAACGTATCATACTGCCAACCTTCCAGAATTGATGAAGGTGATAAGACAAAATGGCATAGGGATGGATGACTATCTAGACCGATTTTTTAATGCACCAATGCAAACGCCAAACTATCCACCATATAATCTAGTACAATTGAGTAATCATGAATCGAGACTCGAAATCGCCCTTGCGGGATTTAAGAAGGATGAAGTTAAAGTCTATACTGAGTTTGGAAAACTATATGTCGAGGGCAAGAAAGAAGAATCAGAAAATGTTGGAGAATTTGTCCATAAAGGATTGGCCCAACGAAATTTCCAACGAGTCTGGACGGTCACAGATGATACGGAGGTTGGATCCGTCAAGTTTGAAGATGGACTCCTCACCGTGGGTTTGAACAAGATAGTTCCAGAGCATCATCAGCGTAAGGATTGGTTCTAAATAATGGTGAGTTCGAGATGGGAAAGAGGACCGCCTTGACGGTCTTCTTTTTTATTGCTATAATATATGGAGGAAATAAAAAGAAATGTCCATTAAACTTGCATTATTAAAATCTGGAGAATCTGTAATATCTGATGCTAAAGAATTGATTGCGGATGATAAAGTTTGTGGATACTTATTTGATAAACCACATAGAGTAGAATATAGTCAGCCACTTGTTCTTACTGAAGAGAATGAACCTCCTTCAGGAGAATTGCAAGTAACATTATCCCCTTGGATTGTTTTAACTTCAGATACAAATATACCAGTTCCTAGAGATTGGATTATTACAATTGTAGAACCATTGACAATAATTAAGGAAATGTACGAAGAAAGAATAGGTATGGACAATGATTAAATGTTTAATTTTTATAAGTGGATTGGTATTAATTGCTAAGATTGAAGAGCTAGAAGAAGCAGAACTTGGAGATCCGAATTGTCAGATTTCTGATGTTTGCGTAGTTAATTCTGATGGGGAAGTAAGTTCTTGGTTGAATTGTACAGATCAGACAGAGCTATTGGTTAGATCTGAAAATATTTTAACAATTGTTGAACCAAAAAAAGATATACTTAAATCATATTTGGAAACTATTTCATGAGAGTTCTGAGTATTGATTTGGACTATATTATGGGTCCGAGTATTGAACTTTATAACAATTTGTTTTTTGATGATAATCCAGCAACAAGATGGAGAGATTTATTTGATAGATCTGATTTTAAAGAAAGTCATTTAGTTATTGATCAGTCTAGTTTGTTATTTTGTTTTGATACATTTTTAAAAGCATTAAAGAATTGTAATAGTGTGTCATTTGGATATGAGCATGATTCTATACTTTATGATATTAAGGATTTTTCTGATATTGATTTAATCAATATTGATCATCATGATGATGTTCTTGGTGGAGATCATTCTCAACAGATGGATTATGAGTCTGCTTTGAAGAAAGAATATTTTGAGGTTGTTAAAGATAATAGAGTTCATGAAGGAAATTGGATTGCATGGTTAGCAAGCCAGAAAAAAATCAATTCTTGTGTATGGATTGGTAATAAAAATAGTGGTAATAAAAGTAGAAATTCTTTTAATGGACAGATTGTTCCAAATTATTTGAATGTTGAAAGAGAAGATTATAAATTTGATAATTATAAATTCGATTCTATTTTCATTTGCCTATCTCCACAATATATTCCAAAAAATCATTGGCATTATTTTAGTATGTTCATAAAAGTTTATGAGCAATTTTCTGGAAAAGATGCTATAATACATAACAAACAATATGAACATGAATTTCGTAATCTGCAGGTGAACAATGAGATTTTACACCAATGTTCAAATGGTGGGTGACCATTTTTTGGTCCGTGGCTATGAGAATGGAAGACATTTTGCAACCAGAGAGAAGTTTTATCCAACTTTATTTGTTCCTTCAAAAAGAAAGACTAAGTATAAAACTTTAGGTGGAGAATATGTAGAATCAATTGAACCTGGTTCTGTAAGGGATTGTCGTGAGTTTATAAAGAAGTATGATGGTGTAGAGAACTTTAAGATATATGGTAATGATAGGTATATCTATCAGTATATTTCTGAGAAGTATCCAGAGGAAGAGATAAAGTTTGATGTAAGTCAGATTAAGATAACGACGATTGATATTGAGGTTAAATCGGAGAATGGATTTCCTGATGTAGAATCTGCTGCAGAGGAGATACTTCTTATTACTCTACAGGATTATAATACAAAGCAGATTCGTACCTGGGGTTTAGGTCCATTTAATAATAAACAGGATAATGTAATATACAAATCATTCAGGACTGAGTATGAACTTCTAAGTGATTTTATTAATTGGTGGATGATTGAGAATAATACACCAGAGGTTATTACTGGATGGAATAGTGAACTGTATGATATCCCATATCTTTGTCGTCGTCTTGATAGGATTCTTGGTGAGAAGTTAATGCGTCGTATGTCACCATGGGGATTGGTGACAGAAAGAGAGATTCATATTATGGGTCGTAAGAATATTGCATATGATATTGGTGGTGTTACTCAACTAGATTATCTTAATCTTTATAAGAAGTTTACTTATAAGGCACAAGAGTCTTATAGGTTGGATTATATTGCCAGTGTCGAACTTGGGCAGAAGAAGTTAGATCACTCTGAGTTTGATACTTTTAAGGACTTCTACACAAAGGGTTGGCAGAAGTTTGTAGAGTATAATATAATTGACGTGGAACTTGTTGACCGTATGGAAGACAAGATGAAACTGATTGAACTTGCCATAGTTATGGCATATGATGCAAAGGCAAACTATGCTGATGTGTTTTCACAAGTTCGTATGTGGGATACCATAATTTATAACTATCTAAAGAAAAAGAATATAGTTATTCCACCAAAAGAAAGATCAGATAAAGACGCAAAGTACGCAGGAGCTTATGTCAAGGAACCGATTCCAGGAAAGTATGATTGGGTTGTCTCTTTTGACCTCAATAGCCTTTATCCTCATCTTATTATGCAATATAATATCAGTCCAGAAACCCTCAGGGAGACTAGACATCCCAGCGCGAGCGTTGAGGGGTTATTAAATCAGGAGATAGTGATTGATGGTGAGTATGCTGTATGTGCCAATGGAGCACAGTATCGTAAGGATGTACGGGGGTTTCTACCAGAGTTGATGGAGAAGATCTATAAGGATCGAACGATATATAAAAAGAAGATGCTTAAGGCAAAGCAAGATTATGAAAAGACCCCCACTAAGACATTGGAAAAGGAAATTGCTCGTTGCAACAACATCCAAATGGCGAGGAAGATTCAACTTAATTCTGCTTATGGCGCTATCGGCAATCAGTATTTCCGTTATTATAAACTAGCAAATGCAGAGGCAATTACTCTGTCAGGGCAGGTATCTATTCGCTGGATTGAGAATAGGATGAATGCTCATATTAATAAAATTCTAAAAACTGAAGGTGAAGATTATGTTATTGCTTCTGATACCGATTCCATTTATCTTAATCTTGGTCCTTTGGTCGAGGCTGTATACCAGGGCAGAGAGAAAACTACTAAAGGCGTTGTCACGTTCCTTAATAAGATCTGTGAAATGGAATTCGAGCCTTATATTGAGAGTGCTTATGAAGAATTGGCATCCTACGTAAATGCCTATGATCAAAAGATGGTCATGGCACGGGAGAACATTGCGGACCGTGGTATATGGACTGCCAAGAAAAGATATATTTTAAATGTATGGGATAGTGAAGGAGTTAGATATGAAGAACCAAAATTAAAAATGATGGGTATTGAGGCAGTTAAATCCTCAACACCAGCACCTTGTAGAACTATGATTAAGGATGCACTCAAGCATATTATGAGTGGAACTGAAGATGAAGTGATTGATTATATTGATAAATGTCGTCAGGAATTTAAGACGTTACCTCCAGAAGATATTGCATTTCCACGGACAGCATCTAATGTACGTAAGTATCATGCTCATTCTACAATATATGCGAAGGGAACTCCTATACATATACGTGGTGCTCTTCTTTTTAATCACTACGTAAAGAAGAAAAAGTTAACGAATAAGTACTCACTTATTGGTAACGGAGAAAAAGTTAAGTTCATTTATCTGAAAAAACCAAATATAATCCAAGAGAACGTAGTTTCCTTTATTCAAGATTTCCCGTCAGAACTTGGACTTGACAAATACGTAGATTATGACCTACAATTTGAGAAAAGTTTTGTAGAACCACTCAAAGCAATTCTTAATGCGATTGGTTGGAACGTAGAAAAAACTGTAACGCTGGAGGCGTTTTTTACCTAATGGAATTACCTATCAATCAGAAAGATCTTAAAACAATTGTAAGTGCTCTTGCTCTTGGGGGTGATAGTAGATTGTATCATCTGTTGAAAGACCGTATAGTTAAAGAAGAGTATGAAATGGGTGGTAATGTAATAACTGGAGAATATTCACCGAAGGGTGTTCAGGTTATGTCAGAATCTGATGAATATGGATGTCAGCAAGGAGACTGTGATATTTAAGTGAATATACAATGTTTTGATAATATAATACCTTTTCATGATAGGCAGGATTTATTAGAATATTGTGCCAATTCGAAATTTGTTTTGGGGTGGGAAGATCGTACAATAATTGAAAACGAGAAATCTATTCCTTGTATTCATAGCAATTGGTCACAGTATGATTTTGAGAGGAGTTGTATTATTCCTTATATTCATAAGTGTATTCAAGAAACTCCTTGGTTTACGAAGAAGTTTGTACAAAAGGTTATATTGAATTTAACTAAATCTGATGATGTTCATTATATTCATGCTCATCAGGATCAATATGTTGTTATATATTATGTTAATTTGGATTGGGAAGATGGGTGGTATGGTGAAACGATTTTCTATAATCCAAATGATTTGGATGAAGTAGCCTTTACATCAGTATATAAACCTGGTAGAATACTTTTGTTTGATGGGATTATACCTCATGTTATTAGACCCCAATCCATTAAAGGACCGAAGTATAGAATGACATTAACTGTATTTTTTGGTGATAAAGAAGATGAACTTTCTTAAAGACATAGTAAAAGAGATAGGAGATGAGTACACCCAACTTGCAGCAGACATCGAAGAAACAGAAAGATTCGTCGATACCGGATCGTTTATCTTTAATGGACTTGTTAGTGGCTCCATTTTTGGGGGTGTATCTTCTAATAAGATTACTGCCATTGCTGGTGAGTCTAGTACTGGGAAAACTTTTTTCTCGCTCGCTG